CCTAGTATTTCAGGAGTAAACTTATGAACACCCTTCAAATCATCAAGAAGCAGATCAACAAAGCATCTGCTGTTCACGATGCACAGATCACTCACACTGCATATCGTGGTGTAAAGTGTGAAGTTCACAAAGCAGCAAAAGAGTCTCACGGCACTTTCTGCTATCGTGGTCGTACTTACGTAAAGTGATATGGGAGCACTACAAGTCGCTGGGATCGTATCCCTTGGTTCTGTAGCATTTCTATCACTGATATATGGAGAACTTAAAGTTCTCACCAAATAATTAAGAGAGAGGTTAACAAACCTCTCTTTTTTTGTACTTTCATGTTTTTTTAATATATGTTAGTGAATTAACACAAACTGTACTACATAATACAGAATTAAGGATTACGCTTATGCTTTGAAATTCTTCTTTATTATGACTTCTACAAAATACAAATATTGCGGGAGGTTTGATGCACAATCTACTGTCTCGCAACCAATTAGCAGAATGGATTCACATTGACGAAAATTTAAACAGATGTAATGAGGAGTTAGATCTGGTCAATGATTATTTTGACTGTTTAATTGAGTGCGATGAAGACCAAGCAACATGTAAGCGAATCTGCAGAATTCTACTAGACACTGAGGGTTGATCACCCTCTTTTTTTTGTGCTATAATTGGAAGAGTGCATATTGAACTATGGACAGAGAACGATTAAAACTTTTGGTAAGGAACCTTGAGTTATTAGTTGACGGACTTAAAGCAGAGGTTTACTCTGATCCTGAGGCATACAAACCAGAACCATCATTCAATCCAGGTGCACCTGTTGATTATGATGAAATCTTTGATGATGACGATGGGTATCCAGACTGATGACAAACAGAGGTAAGAAGTTGGTTAAGATGCTTGAGCGTCTTATTAAACAGGATCATCTTTATTCACAAGATGAGATTAGAGAACTTAAAAAGCAGTTGCGAACCGTAAAAGAGCAACTCAATGAACTAGATGCTATGGAGAAACGAGGATTCAAATGAGCGTTAAACTGATCAGTGTAACTCCCGATGCGGAGCAGACGATGGCATACGTGGCGCGTGTGTCAAATCCTAAAAATCAAGAAAATCCTAATTACGCCAAATTGTTGGGATACTGCATCAAACATAACCACTGGTCTGTGTTTGAACAGGCATTCATGACACTTGAGATTGAGACTACCAGGGGTCTGGCAGCTCAAATTTTGAGGCACCGTTCGTTTACATATCAAGAGTGGTCGCAACGGTATGCCGACAGTTCTATGTTGGCAGAGCAAATTCCTATGTTTGAATTGCGTCGTCAGGATACAAAGAATCGCCAGAACTCTATTGACGATATTGACGATTTTGTCAAGCAAGAGTATGAAATTAAGATTCGTCGCCACTTTGATGAAGCAATGGTCTTGTATCAGTCCATGCTTGACTCTGGAATCGCAAAGGAGTGTGCCCGTTTCGTGCTTCCCCTCGCCACGCCCACCAGAATGTACATGTCGGGGTCTGTTCGCTCATGGATTCACTACATTACTCTGAGGTCTGCTAACGGCACTCAGAAGGAGCATATGGAGATTGCAGAGGCATGTAAAAAGATTTTCGTAGAGCAATTTCCAACTTGTGCAGAAGCACTTGAGTGGGTCTAAATACAACACATTGAATTTATAACTATGGCTACATATCCAGTAAAACATAAGGAAACTGGTGAAACGAAAGACGTTGTTATGAGCGTTCATGACTGGGATCAGTGGAAAGAAGACAATCCTGACTGGGAAAGATATTACACTCCAGAAAACGCACCAGGTGTTGGTGAGGTAGGTGAGTGGAAGGATAAACTTCGTAAGAAGAATCCTGGTTGGAATGACGTTCTTCAAAGAGCGCAAAAAATGCCTGGTTCAACTATCAAGAAACTTTAAATATGGCAAGAAGGAAAAGAGCATCTGCAGAGCAACCAATTGGGGTTGGACTCACGACAAAGCAGATGAAGCGGAAGAAACCGCTCAGTCAAGAATATCTTGTTGATATTGAACCTCTAACCGAAAATCAAAAACGTCTCTTTGAGTCATATAAAGAAGAGAAGCACATCGTTGCTTACGGTTGTGCGGGCACGGGAAAGACTTTCATCACCCTCTATAATGCCCTGAGAGACGTTCTAGATGAGAGAACTCCCTATGAAAGAATCTATCTTGTTCGTTCACTCGTAGCGACTAGAGAGATTGGTTTTCTTCCTGGTTCTCATGAGGATAAGGCAGACATCTACCAAATTCCTTACAAGAACATGGTGAAGTACATGTTCCAGATGCCAAGTGATGCTGACTTTGAGATGCTTTACGGTAATCTCAAAGCACAAGAGACGATTAAGTTTTGGAGTACATCATTCTTACGTGGAACAACTCTTGACAATGCAATCGTCATTGTTGATGAATATCAGAACCTAAACTTCCACGAACTTGACAGTATTATCACTCGTGTTGGTGAGAATACTAGAATTTGTTTCTGCGGAGACTCTCGTCAGTCTGACTTAAATAAAACTAACGAACGTAATGGTATCGTTGATTTTATGAATGTATTGCGTAAAATGAATTCTTTTGATATAATTGAATTTGGAGTGGATGATATTGTTCGCTCTGGACTTGTCAAAGAGTATATCTTAGCTAAAATTGAGGCAGGATTTTGATGGAAATATTCAGTGATTATGATTTGGGATCCAAACTCAACTTTCATTATCAGAATGCTAAACCATTCCCAAACATAATCATTGACGACTTCATTAATCCAGTTGTTGCCATGCAGTGCTTCAGTGAACTGAAGAATACTAACTTCTGGGTGACAGAAGATGGCAACAATCCATATATGACTGATAATCAAGTCAACAAATGGTTCACTCCTTGGGATGATGCGAGCGTAGAACAATTAAGGTATGAGACTCCAACTGTTTCTACCGTTCTACGTTACTTCAATTCTCCAATATTTCTTCAGTTTCTAAAAGATTTAACTGGCATTCCAAATTTAATTCCAGATCCACATTTGTGGGGTGGTGGATGTCATAAAATTGATAATGGTGGTAGACTTAATCTACACGTTGACTACAACATCAACCCTAAATCTAGAAAGTTTAGAGTCTTGAATATGCTACTCTATCTCAATCCGAATTGGGAAGATGAGTGGCGCGGTCATCTTGAACTTTGGAATAAAAAAGAAAAGAGAAGGGAGCACATGGTTGCTCCCATCATGAATAGAGCAGTTATTTTCACATTATCTGATGATTCGGTTCATGGACATCCTGCTCCGTTGAACTGCCCAGAAGGTTTTGAAAGATACTCAATAGCAATGTATTACTTCGTAGATGAACCAAACCAAGAATATTATGAGCGAACTTACGTCCACTGGCATAACGAACTTCAATCACATTGATATTGAACTTCCAAAATTGAGTAGGGAAACTATTGATGGTGTCCGATATTACTCAGTGCCTGATGAAGAGGAACTACTTAAGTTAGTTTCAATTACATCAGTCACAAGTCATTTTAACAAAGATATCTTTGTAAAGTGGCGCAAAAGAGTTGGTGATGAAGAGGCAGATCGTATCACAAAACGTGCTACAAAACGTGGCACTGATATGCATACTCTGGTTGAACATTACATGAAGAATGAAGAACTTCCTGAAGTTCCTCCTATTTCTGACTTTCTGTTCAAGATTTCTAAAGCAAATCTGAAACGTATAAATAATATTTACGCCCTTGAAGGTTCCCTGTATAGTAAACAACTCGGTATTGCAGGGACAGTTGATTGTATCGCTGAATATGACGGCGAGTTAGCAATAATTGACTTCAAAACATCTGCCAAACCCAAACCACGGGGTTGGATTGAACACTATTTTGTTCAGTGTATGGCATATGGTTGTATGCTGTACGAACTGACTGGCATCTCAGTCAAAAAACTTGTAATCATCATGGCTTGTGAAAATGGAGAATGCGTCGTCTATGAAGAACGAGACAAATCAAAGTACATCAAACTTCTTACCGAGTACATTGGAAAGTTTGTTAGAGATAAACTGGAGGAATATGGAACCAAATAAGGAACTAGAAAAAGTCATAGAGAGCAAATTCTTGACTCCCTCCAAGTTTGCCTTGGAGATTGAAAAGATTGTCGCTGAAGAACAGATCAATTACATTGACGCCATTTGCCACTATTGCGAAATCAACGGTCTTGAGGTAGACTCTGTAACGAAGCTCATTTCAAAACCATTGAAAGAGCGTTTGAAGTGGGACGCTATTCGCCTCAACTTCATGAAGAAAACATCGCGAGCAAAACTTCCTCTATGACCGTGACGCCCTTTGAAACTTATAAACATTATTTGTCACTAAAAAATCATTTCACAAACCCAAAGTACGACTTCTTTCGCTATGGTGCCAAATCACGGGCATCCATGGCGTCTTTTAATAAGAGGAAAGATAAGTATTGGTTTGAGAAAACTTCCCGTAAGTATGACGACAGTGAAGTCGTTGACTTTCTAGTATCTAACTTTTCTGCTGCTGACAACCCACAGAACCTATGGATTGGAGAAATTATCAATTCTGGAGAAAGGACATACGCCGAGTGGATGAAACGACGGCAGAGTTCAACCTACTTGTTCAAAGAACAAAGCAACGAATTACTCTCGGAGAACGGATTGGAGAGTCTATTCGACTGCTCCAAAGGACATCCAAAAATTCTCAAGGAGTATCTAAGCGGGAGATTGTCGCTAGAAAACTTCGTGATCTACGAAAAAATCTTCCATTTTCGTGAAGACTTTGACAAGAAACTTACTGATCCAGTGTGGGAAACCGTCAGTTTGAAAATCAAAAAATATGCACCCTTCATAAATATTGATGTGTTCAACTACAAGAAGTTATTAAGGGATATAGTAAATGAGTGATTTTTTTGAGTCTGATATTATCAAAAACGAATTGGAAGATATTAATGATCTGCAGGAGCAGATCTATACAAATGCAATGTCTTTTGGTACTATGACTCGTGATGAAAAAATTGAACACATTGAAATGTTACAGAGCTTGCTAGAAAAGCAGCAAGTGATGTATACTAGAGTCTCTCTTTCAGACGATCCCAAAGCGATTGAAATGAAAGAGAACTTGCAGAAGTCTGTTCTGATGATGGGGTTCCCTCCATCCACAGACATCAAGACTTTATTTGATAGCATGACAAAGACCATTGAATCGCTCAAAGACTACATTGACACCTGAGCAAAACTTCGTTATACTATCCAAGTAAATCTCCCAAATCCAAACAAATCCGAGGTAATCCGAATGTCTTTCGCTGATCTTAAGAAGCAATCCAAACTGGGTTCTCTGACCGCCAAACTGGTCAAAGAAGTTGACAAGATGAACAAAGCAGGTAGTTCTGGAGACGACCGTCTCTGGAAACTTGAGTGTGATAAGAGTGGCAACGGTTATGCTGTTATCCGTTTCCTTCCTGCTCCCAATGGAGAAGATCTGCCCTTCGTTAAACTGTACTCTCACGCCTTCCAGGGTCCTGGCGGTTGGTACATCGAAAACTCTCTGACCACTCTGGGTCAGAAGGATCCTGTGTCCGAATACAACACGATGCTGTGGAACAACGGCACCGATGCAGGTAAGGAACTGGCACGTAAGCAGAA